AACATTACTTCCTTTATCTTCTATCTCTTTTAAATCTTCATCCGTTAACTCAGGATATTGTTTTTTCAATTCAACAAAAGAAACTCTTCTAACTTCACCTACATAATATATATCATCAAAATAAGGTGATTCAGTATAAGAATAAACTAAATCAGCAGGATCTACATAATCTATTTTAATTCCATCAGCAGTGTTAAAGCTATTTTTACATGCCGACATTCCAATAGTTACTGCATCGTAATTTAATCTTCTTTTTAAAAGATCAAATTTATTATGATCAAAAACATTATTTATGGCTTCTTCTTCCGCTACTTCAACAGACTGCTTGTATTCAAGCTGCATGTGTAATTCTAGCTCTTCTTCTGTTTCAGGAAGTTTTTCTTTATCGTTTTCATAAACGTCTATACCTAGTTGAGCTTGTATTTGATCAGATATTTCTCTAGTCTGCATATCTCTAAGCATAGACTCTACATACTCACTTCTTTTCTTTATAGATGCACTATCTTGTGAATAAGCTTTAATATCGTATGATCTATCAGCCATACCATTTACTACAATGTCTACAAACTTAGGTATAATAGGTACAGGCTTCCAGTCTAAATTTAAATAAGACAAATCACCATTAATAGATAATTCATCTTTATATTTTTGAATAGATTGCTCACCTCTAGCATACAATCTTAATCTATGAAAATTATCGCGACTTGCAAAATAACGCATAGTACCTGCGTCTCTTTTAAACCATTCGCTTTCAATTGCCCTAGCTATTTCTAAACCATAAGCTGCACTTCTTTTCTCACCATCTGAAACCGCTTGGCTCGGAAATATACCTTTTGTTTGAGTTTGTAACATTTATTTTATTATTTTTGAAGTATTACCCTGGTTATTGTATTTTTTAAAACCAAAATCCAATACTTTTTTTGTAGTATTTATTTTAGGTTGGTATGAATGTTTATTACAAGCTATAATAGCTAGTCCTGAACTAATCGAAGCATCAAACTTCGTTCTATTATTAATATTAAATTTTGACCAATCGTTTAAGGTGTCATTAAAATATATATTTCCATAATCACCATTTTCCTGTAAACCTACATAACTTTCTATGTATGTTTCAATTGCAGCAGCATGAACTTGTTTTATATCCTCTGACGAGTTAGGCATACCACCAATTTCTTTTTCAGTTACAGATAATTTATTCATTAACTTATCCGGTCTATTCATTGAGTAACCTCTGTAACCTCTTCTTTTTAAATAATATAATAGTCTTGGTTTATTGTTTTCCGCAAGTAAAGGCATTCCATAAAATACTAAAGACATAAGCACATCTTCAAAAAATATTTCAGCTGTTTGCGGTCTAGCTATATATTCTAAAAAAAATGTATTAGGTGGTGCATTTTCCATACTAAATTTAGTAAGTCCGTGCAAGGCACCTTTAGAACCATTACCATCTGTTGTACCTGATATATCATATGAGTCACAACCAAAAGCTCCTACGTGTTCATTACCTGGATGTTTAGCTCCATTCTTTATTATTACACGGTTTTGTAAATTTAAACTAGGTACCCAAGAAATATTAAATCTACCTTCTTTGCTAGGATAAAATATTACTTTAGTATCTTTGATTCCATTTTCCCATTGGAAGTTACCTTTGACCACAGCACCAGTTGCTAGAGTACCATCATTGTAATCTATCTGCTCGTATATCTTTGTTAAATTAAATATACTGTTTTTACTTTCATCTCTAAAAGCATGTTCTTCAGTTCTAGGAAACTGTCTATAGAATTCGTTTAAACCGTTTTTATCATTTTTTAAACCATCTGCTTCATTCTCCCAAAACTCAATTACTCCAATATCAATATACTCTTTATCATTTCCAATGACGGGTTCTGCTGGTGTATCGAATACAGGGTATCCAAAAGAATCAATGTATCCTTCGTAGTTCCATTCCATAGGTATGAACAAACTATATAATCCCGAGCTAGTCTGGCCATTACGATTTCTTTTTGTGACATCTGATGCTTTATATAATTTTTTAAAATTTTCGCCGCCTTTATCTAAAGCATTTGAGGTAGAACCCATCATACATTTACCTATGATTCTGCTACCTAATCTTAATGTTGTTTTCGTTACTCTCCAGTTATTTAATATGTTATCTGGTTTTTCCCATTTACCAGATTCATCATGCACTAATAACCTAAGCTTTTCACCATCGTAACTGTTGTCTCCAGTATTTTTCCAGTCTATTGTCGTATCAAGTCCTTCGAGTATTTTTTCTTCACTGGTTGAGGTGATGGATTTCTTGGTAAGCTTGGACGCTGGGACTCTGTACGCGAGCTCCGATTTCGGCCTATCCATTCCGTCTTGTATTGGTTTAAAGAAGAACGGTAAATTGAGCGATATCGGTACGACTTTATCGGTAAACATCTTTTTAGCATCAGATCCAGATTTGGACAATATCCCGAAGCGTGAGTCTGAAGTAATTGTAGCCTGATTGACGGTTTCACTTGAAGACATGAAACTAAATCCGGATCTACGGTTTTTAAGATAGCACATTCCGTAACAACGTTTGTCCGCTTTGCATGCTTCCCAAAAAATGAAGAACAATCTATTAGCCTCTCTGAAGTCTGGCTTCCCAACATCAATCTTGGTCCACTGCAAGTACATATAGTGAGAACCAGTAACATAAGTAGGTATATCCTTGTTATTGAACCAATATCCTTTTTCGCGTCTGGTAAATTCTTTATCAATATATGCATACCATTTGTTTTTAAATTCTTCAGAGTATTTTTCCCAATCAAAAATAGTTTTAATACTTTTTAATTCTTTAGGATATTCGATTGGTTCCCATTTGTTATTAGTATTCTGAACATCGTTAGCTTTTGGTAATGCTATTTTTAAATTTTGTAATTCATATATTTCACCAATCTTACCAGTCTTACTTATAACAACAACATCATGCTCTTTATCATAACCATACTTCCAAGATTTACTTCTATTAAGTCTATCTATTGTGGTTAATTTAATAGGTTGAACTATTTTTAAAAGCTTTTGTTCGTACATTACTTAGATCTTTTTTCTGCAAACCCACCAAATGATTTTTCTTCTTTTTTAATAGGTTTGTTTTCAAGCATTGCTTTCTCAGCATCTATTCTATTTAATATTTCAAACGCATCGAATATTGCAAGCTTTTTTGTAGCAGCCGCATTCTTTAATCTATCAGCAGCAAGCTCATCTTCGCCGCCATCAACAATAATTTCTTCTTCTGCTACTTTTATAAGTTCTTCAACTGCTTTGTACCCAGACTGGATTATACGGTTCTTCTGTTCCTTTGATGTCATATTTAATAGTAATAGATTTAATTGGCACTCTGTATAAACGTTTTTTGTCTATAATAAATTCATATTCTGATTCTGGTGAAAAGCCTACTAAAGTATTTTTGCTATACACGCCATCTGAGTGCGTTATAAAGCCTTTTAAGGGCTCTTCAGTATCTTCTGATATGATAGTATCAATTTGTTTTTTAATTGGCTGTACGAAGCAAAAACCATCTGTAGCTTTCCATTCGTTATTCTGCTTATATAAAAATATTTGATCTATGCAACAGAAATATAAATTATCTCTAAAATAATTTGAACTATCTTTTTCATTACCACGTACATCATAGAATCTTCTAAACGTATTATGATGCACTACTATTTCATCACCTACTTTTATATTTGTTTTAAAAGCTTTTGGTATAGACACAACAATAGCGTTCCTACTAACAAACTTATGGTCTTCTATTGAAGTATTAAGTATTAAGTTTTTGTTTTGTATTTTCTTTGTATTATTGTATCTGTTTTCTTTTGGTTTTATTATAAAAGAATAAATACTATTCATAATTCAAATTAAATTCAACACTTATAGCCATGTTTTTATTAAAAGATTTCCATGGTAATACTTCTTTATTTTTTTCTATGTATACAACATAGTTTTCCTCTTTCTCTAATATGTCACATATAGTATGCCCGCCGTATACTTCTTGCCCTACAGCATAGTGCATAGCGTCGTTTTTATAATCGCGACCTATAGATATTTTTCTTATTAAATTCATATTTTATTATTTTATGCTATAGCCCAATAAAAATAACTTTGACCAGACCTATTTAATTCAAGTGATGATGTTGTTATTGAAAATCCTGTAGAAGTAAAACTAACACCCGGAGTGCTAACTGAATTTTGACTATTATCAATTTCAAAAGCAACACTACTTCCTCTAGTAGAATCAAATAATTTCCAAGATTCAGAACCCGTTCCTAAAGTATGGCACTTAATTACTAAAAATTTAGGCTGAAAACCTGTGTTAACAGCGCGAGTACCACTATTGCCGCTATAACCTCCTATATTTTGATACCCGCTAATATTTGCAAAGCAATAAGCCATCATTGTTTTGCCTGAACCATTTACTGAAGAGTCACTATTTACAGTAAAAACACTAGACGTTGGAGCTGTATTATTCCACCTACCACCTATAACAGAGTACCATCCATCATCATCGTTTAAATTTAAATAACCAGCAGCTCCAATAGCTGAAGTGTAAACGTCTGTGCCTACGCTTTGCTGTGAATTCATTACAATAATTAAATTTGGTATGGCACCTAAACCGTGACCTACTCTTGTTGGGTTTGTTCCTGTTCCTGTCCACTTAACAATACTAAATCCTCCAGCTTGGTTAGCCCTGACTGAAGAAGTAACTGTGCCACTTGTGTTACTAGCAGCGCTATTAGAACCTTTCCAGCAGTAAGCCATATAATTAAATCCTGTATCATTATATAAAAGGCCTCCTGCGTCACCACTACCTATAGTATAACTACTAGAATTAAAACTTGTTAATTGATTACTTCTACCATGAATAATATTACCCCCTGAATTACCTGGAAAACGCAATTCATCAGCTCCTAAAAGCGCATCATACCAACCGTGATCTCCTGTACCCTGTTTTTTAGACCAAACTAAATCAGGCCTAAATCCTGTAGATATATTACGTGATACACCATTTCCAGAATAATTAATTATTCTAAAATGATCAGATGGAGTGAATGAACTATATGAATAAAATTCACTTATAGCATCAGGGGTTGATTTACCAGCAGCAGCAGATAAAGTTCTTAAAGAACCACTTGAGCTACCTAATTCTGTTCTTATGTCATCTATAGATAAAGGTCCGCTACTTGGTAAAGCCATAATAATATATTATAGCTCGTATAAAGCTATATCTCTTTTTGTTGTTAAAGCATTAACTTCAGTTTCTTTACTAGAACACTCTGTTCTTAATGCTGCTCTAGAATCTAAAATAGATTGATCAGTAGCTTGATTTAATTCTTTATCTCTAATTATAACCCAATCTGTTTCAGATAGTTTTTGGTTATATAAATATTTTAAACTTTGTATT